AAATAAAGACCCCATCTTAATCGGTGGGGTTTTTTATTATATTTATTGTAAATTTGTAAAAAAGATGTATGTCATATAATAATTTTATCATTGATTTTACTTTGACCGACATAGGTACAGTTGTTGAACCTGTTACATTAGCAGAGGCAAAATTGTATTGTAGGGTTACTACAAATGTTGATGATAACCAAATTACCTTAATGATTAAACAAGCAAGGGAAGCGGTTGAAGTAGGTACAGGATTAAGTTTAATACCTAAAACTGCGGTTGTATGGTTTACAAATTGGGATGGTAACTTCCAGTTGCCTTATGGTCCGATGAATAGTTTTACATCATTAATAGACCAAAACGGAGATACTATTGTTGCTGCTGATTACACTTTAGTAGGTGGTAAGTTCCCACAATTACAAAGACCACAATTCCAAAACTTAAAGGCTACTTATGTGGTAGGTTACGCAACTATTCCGAACGATTTAAAGATTGCTATATTAGACCAAGTTAGCTACGATTACGAAAATAGAGGATTAGATAGTGATACAGGTATTTGTGAAAAGACTTGGAAAGCGTGTCAACGTTGGACAAGAATAAGCCCAATATTATGAGGATAGGAAGCAAAAAGGCAAACTATGTTGATGCCAACACAATGTACTCGGAAATAGGCTTATATGTGCCTACAATCACCGCTGATGGGCAAGGTGGCTACACAACTACCTATGCCTTACAAGAAACAGTATTTGGGGATTTTAGACCTATGGATGAAAGCAGAAAGTTAATGGATGCTCAAATAACATATACAAGGGCTGCAAAGCTATTTGTCCGTTATGATGTTACAATCACAAATAACTACAAAATATTGGCAGAAGGCGATACTTATGTAATTCATTCTTTGAAGGATGTAGAAAACCAATTTAGATTTTACGAAATATTAATGTATTTCTAATGGCAAATGATATTTCATTTAAAATTGAAGGTTTAGATGCACTAATTAAAAAATTGGGTAAACTACCTATACAAGTGGAGAAAGAAGTTGCTAATGAGGTTAACGCATCTGCGTTGAATATTCAAAGTAAAGCAAGAAGGGCATCCCCTGTTGATAATGGTACATTAAGAAATTCAATTCAATTAGAAAGTGTTTTTAAGGATAAAAGAATTGTATATACAGTTGGCAGTCGTTTAAAATATGCACCTTATGTTGAATTTGGAACAGGAGGGTTAGTTAGCGTTCCTGCTGGATATGAAGATTTTGCTATGCAATTTAAAGGAACAAAAGGATATAAAATAAACCTACGACCAAGACCCTACCTAATACCTGCATTTGAAAGTGAAATACCTATTTTGAGAAAGAACATACAAAAAGTAATAAAGAATGTTAAATCCTAATATAGAAATAAAGAAATGGTTTTATACCAACTTAACAAGTTCAAGCGGATTGCCTGTTTACGATGGTTACGCACCTGATAACGGAGTGAATGAATATGTAATTATGAACGGAAGGGCATCGGCACAAGAACAAGGCAAAATCAGTTACACTAACTCGGTTACCATTGATGTTGACATTGTAATAAAAAATAGTAACTTTGGATATAAAAGAGCCGAAACAATAAGCGATTTAATACTAGCTGCAATCAACTCGGAAACGAATATTACCCTTACAAATGGGTTTTATGCTACAAGTTTGGTGGTGGGTGCAATTAGAAATTTGGATGGTTTAAATCCTTCGGATAATATATGGAGAACAATAATAACTTATAATTTAATAATAACTCAAAATTAAAATAAAATGGCAGAAACAAAAGTATCAGCAAGAGATTATATTCTTACCGCTGACATAGACAATGACGCAACATTCAAAGCCGTTGCTTGTCTTACAACAAACTCAATGACATCAACTGTAAACACTATTGATGCAACTTCAAAATGTGGAGACCAATATCAAGCTGGTCCTTCATTTACTCAATCATTCAAAGGCGAAGGATTTGCAATTGATGAAACAGGAAGTCCAAGTAAGGATTCTTATCAACAATTGTATGCTGCTCACGCTGCTAAAACTTCCTTCAATATGAAGATGGGTAAAGCAACACCAACCACAGGTGATATTGTTTATTCAGGTCAAGTATTTATTAGCGACTTTGAAGTAAACGCTGCTGATAAAGATGATGTTAAATTTACTGCAACTTTCGTAGTAACATTGCCACCATTAACACAAACTGAAACTGCATAAACCTATGTTTGAATTAAAACTAAACAACAAAACAATTCAATTAAAATGGGGTACTTGGTCAATGAGGGAATTTTGTAAAGCAAAAGACATCACAATAGATAAGTACTTTGAGTTTTTAGGTGGTAACCAATATGACTTGGATAACATTGTTAAATTAATACACATCGGATATAAATCAGGTTGTATTACTAACAAACAAGAAGTGGAATTTACCGAAGATGATGTTTGCGATTGGATTGATGAAATAGGCGGTATTTTTAATCCTGAAGGACAAATCCTTTTGTACTTAAAATACATTGTAGAACATACAGTTATGGCAGTACAAGGAACACCTAAAGAAGAAAAAAAAAAGCCTAATAAAGCTAGGGTGGGATGATATTTTAGTTAAGGCTGCTGAATGCAATATAAGACCCAATGAGTTTTGGGATATGACTTGGAAGGACTTTTCTATTATCGTAATGGGTAAAGAAAAACAAGAGTTAAACGAATGGGCAAGGACTAGAAACCTTGCCTATATTGTATATTTAAGTAACACAACTGAAAAATCACCCAAGAGTATAAAGTCTTTTTGGAACATACCAGCGATTGATGATTTGGAAGTAGAAGAAGAAAAGGTAATGTTAACAAGCGACCAATTGGCAAGGACACTAAAGTTGTACGGAGTAAATTAAAATATTATGGCAGAGTCATTTGATAAGTTTTGGATAAGTATTGATGCGGATGTTTCGGTATTACAAACTGAATTAATAAAAGCACAAAATCAATTAAGACAATTTCAAGCTACTTTAAAAAAGTCAACTGATGTTGGTGCAATTACTGCTTTAAATACTAATATTACATTTCTTGAAAATAAAATTGCACATTTAAATAGCAGAATTGGTGAAACTACAAAACCAATGGGTGATGCAACTCAATCACTTGTAAACTTTTCAAGGATTGCTCAAGATGCTCCTTATGGAATTATAGGTATAGCAAATAACCTTAACCCAATGTTGGAATCATTCCAACGATTAGCCAAAACGGAAGGAGGCACTAAAAAGGCTTTAACTGCAATGATAGATGGGTTAGCAGGTCCAGCAGGACTTGGTGTTGTATTAGGTATAGTATCTTCTTTAGCAGTTGTATTTTCTAAACAAATAGGAGAAGCATTTTCAGGTTCATCCGAAAAAATAAAAGAATTAAGAGAAGAACTTAAAAAGTTAAATGATGATATTTATAAAATATCAGGTGCTGCTCAATCAAGTCAATTATTAGGTGGAGCATTAGGCGGTATTATATCAAATAAAGGAGTTGATATTAATACAAGAAAAAACGCCTTAAAAGAGTTTAAAAAACTATATTCAGATAATAAACAAATACAAGATTTAGATGTAAAAAATATTGATTCTTATACTGCCAAGTATTTAAACTCAATAAATAATTTAGCTGCCGTTCAAAAAGATGCAATTGGTAAAGAAAAAAATTATATAGATGCTTTAACTGCTGCTAATACTGCTTATAAGAAATTAATAGATGAAAGACAAAAAGAAAGAAATGCACAATTAGCAACTACAAAACAATTAGAACAAGGTATTACAACCGAATATTTAAGAGGTCAAGTTGATGCAAGATATGTAAAACCATTATTAGATGCTCAAAAAGCTATTGAAAGAGCAAAATCATCATTATTTACAACATTATCTGATGTATTAAAATTTGATACTCCTGATACAGTTAAAAAAGGAGCAGATAAAACAATAGATGCTTTAGTTGAATTTTCTGCTAATTTAAAATATGAATTAGCTAAACAATTAATGGATATTGAAACATATAAGAAAAGATTTCAAAAATTAGACTTGTCTTATATTGAATTTGAATATAAAGATGCACCTGTAAAAGAAAGTGAATTTACAAAGAAATTTAGAAAGGATAATGCAGACCCATATAAAAATAGTATAGGAAAGGTTGTAAGAGAAAATGTACGTAATTATGATTTAGAAGAAAAAAAATTAAAAGAATTAAACAACAGTTACGAAAACTTTGCTAATTTATTAGCTGGAAGTGTAACAAATGGTTTAATGAGTGTTTTTGATGCTATGGAGCAAGGAACTAATCCATTAGAGGCGGTTGGTCAAATGTTTAGAAATATTGCAATGTCAATCGCTTCTGCGGTTATTCAAGCAACAATATTTCAAGCTATACTAACTGCATTCCCTGAACTAAAAGCGATTTTTGCTGCTAGTGGTGCTTTACAAAGTGCATTTGGTTATTCAGGTCCAAGAGCAACAGGAGGTATTACAAATGGTCCTTCAATGGCATTAATTGGAGAAGCTGGTCCTGAAGCCGTTATACCTTTAAGTAAATTAAGCGGAATGCTTAACACTACATTTAGTGCAGGTGCAATGAGTGGTGGCGGAAATGCTGGAGGCGGTTCATTTGTATTAAGAGGACAAGATTTATTGGTTGCAATAAATAGAACGCAAAAATCATCATTCTTAAAAGGTCAAAACATAAGTTTAGTATAATGGCATACGGAATAAAATATAGATTAACACAAGCATTGAGAGATGGAACAAATTTATATGTAGATATTTACGAAAGAGATTATACTACTGATTTAGTAATAAATTATGATGCAGTAAATATTCAATTAAATTCTAATGCAAGTGAAGATGAACCATTGGCAGCAATAGTTTCATCTCAATTAAATATTTCTTTTCTTGTATCGGATGAAAATTATGATGATTTTCCGCAATTATTAAGTTTTGATGATAGAAAGTATTTTGTTAAATTATTAAATGAAGATACTTTGCTATGGTGTGGATTTTTATTTAATGACTATGTTCAAGTACCATTTACAACAGGATATATTCAAGTAGATATGATTGCCATAGATGGGTTATCATTTTTAGAATACAATACATTTGATTTTGTAGAAGAACAAACAGTTAATTCTTTATTTAATTATATGGATATAATTGCAGAAATATTAAATGCAATATTATATCCTGAAGCTATTGATTTATTGACATCGTGTTCGTATTATGCTGAAGGAATGTACACAAGGGATGATGCTTCATCGGAAGAACCATTTGACCAAACATATCAATATAGAAGGGATATTCAAGGAGTAACATACTATCAAGTACTTGAAAATATTGTTAAATCATTTGGTTGTAGGTTATTTCAATCGGATGGTAAATGGCAATTATTAGCTATCAACGAAATGGCAAATGATACAAGATACTATACTAATTATCAAATTTATCCAAGTTTAGCTAATGCAGGAAGCGGTGTATTTGATAAAGATGTAACTATTGAGCCATACGCAGAAGGTAATGTTCATTTTATAAATAATAGTCAAACCAAAATAGTTAGAAAAGGATATCCAAAAATAAAATTAACATACGATTTTAATTATCCTAATAATTATATTCATAATGGAACATTTAAAGGATTGCAAAACTATACACCAACTCCTGATTCTTTGTCAGTATTTGGATGGTTTTTGTATTATTCAACAGGAACATATCCAACTAATTTAATTGAAGTTGTACCTGATTCTAATTTTAATAATATAAATCTTTTAACATCTGCATCGGCTGGTGCAACTGCATATTTACAAAATGTACCACCTGTTCCATTTAGTGCAACACTATATGCACCATATATGGTTGGACCAGAATTTACATTATCATTAGAACACATAATGCTACCTAATATAGTTGGTAAAGTAGAGATAAGATTAGTGAGGGGTGTTACATCATATTATTATAATAGTGCAAATACTTGGCAAACAACTCAAACATATCTTACAATAGATAATCCATTTACTCCTGATACATATAGAGATGAATTTAATTCATATTCAATAAGTGTTAATATGACATATCCAGCAATTCCTGTTGGTGTTGGATTGCAATGGGGTGGTTATGTTTTAATTAAAATATTTTGCCAACAAGGAACTGACCACAATGCTATTTTATTTAGAAATGTAAAATTGACACAAGGTTCATTTATTACAAATTCAATTAATGTTACAAGAGAAATAGGAACAGGAAATAACAATATAAAAGAATTAAAACAAGATTATGGCAGTTATGCTGAATTTAGATACACAGTAGGATTATTAACTAATAATTTAGGTGTTTTATATGATTCAAGTGGTAATGTGTTAAAAAATTGGTTTAGATATCCAAATGTTGAAAGTTTCCCTTTATTACAAATGCTTATAGCTAGACAATATTCAAATTTATTAAGTAAGAATTTTGGCACATTAGAAGCGGATTTGGGTTCATTTCAAACTGAAAAAGGACTAAACTATTTAGATAAAGTTTATTTAGTTACTGACCCAAATACAACTCCTTTAACTTACGATGGTAAAAAGTTCCTTTTAAATAGAGCAAGTATTATTCCACAAATAGATGAAGTTGATTCAATGCAAATTATAGAGATTACGGATGTAGATAACGAATCAACTGAAACAATAAAATACATAGATTCATAAAAAGATTAAATTTGCAATATGGCAGATAAAGTACAGGGCAACAATATAATTTTATACTACTTTGAACCACCTTCAGGTGCTTATCCAGCAGGTAGGGATATTGCTTTTTCGTGTTCAACAAATTGCACATTTAGTGTAAATGTTGACCAAAAAGAAGTAACAAGCCAAACGAGTGCTTGGTATAGGGAGTTTAAGAACGACATAGCTTCTTGGAGTGTAACTTGTGATGGTCTTATAACTTTGGATGGTTATGGCTATTTATTCTTACTTGAGCAACAACAAGACCGAACTACAATTTTAGTAAAGTTTGTTATTGACAACGGAGTTGATGGTTTGGTAGTAATTAGTGGGGATTGCAATTTGACAAGTTTACAAATTAACGCACCTTATAAGGACATAGCAACGTATAGTGTATCGTTACAGGGTACAGGTGCTTATGCAACAACAGGAACTTCAATCAATCCTGAAGGGGTTGTAATTGTTGCTGGAGGTGCGGTTTACACAAAGGGAACTGTTGCAGCAGGTGGAGAAACTACTATTACTTATGGCGATATGATAGGCAAGGCTTGTCTTTATGTTTCTCGTGGTGGTATTGATGTTCAAGATATTTTAACGACAGGAACGGCAGTGGATGAGCAAGTGAAGTGGAATAGTACAACAGGGGTATTGACATTTGGAAGGGTATTAGAAAGTGGGGAGTTTATTAGGGCATTATTTCAATAATTTAGTTATAAATTAATATAAGATGGCAAATCAAATAGTTGTTTCAGCAGGTGCGAAAGTGAGAAATTTACAAGATGTAATTATTGGAACAAGTGGGGTATTGACTTCATTAGGATTTGATGTTGCAAATGGTGTGCCAAGACTTGATGTAAATGGTAAGATTTTAGTAAGTCAATTACCTAATTCCGTTATGGAATATAAGGGAACTTGGAATGCTGCTACTAACACACCAACCCTTGTAAATGGCACAGGAAATCAAGGTGATGTTTACTTATGTAATGTTGCAGGTACAGTTGACTTCGGTGCTGGTCCGATAGCTTTTGTGGTAGGAGACCAAGTTATTTATAGCGGTTCTATATGGCAAAGGGCTTCAGGAGCTACAGGAACAGTTACGAGTGTTGCGGTTACTGAAACAGGAGATTCTTTAAATATCACAGGCTCACCGATTACTACAAGCGGAACGATTAACATAGGATTCAACGGAACTAATCTTCAATATGTAAACGGAGCAGGAAACTTAACAACCTTTCCGATATTAACAGGCTATGTAACTGCGGTAAGCGGTACTGCACCTGTTGTAAGTAGTGGGGGAACAACACCAGCTATTTCAATGGCTGCTGCTACGAGTTCGGTAGATGGGTATCTTACTTCAGCAGATTTCACAACTTTTAACAATAAGCAGAACGCTATAACGCTAACTACTACAGGAACAAGCGGAGCAAGTACATTAGTAGGTGCGACATTAAATATCCCTAATTATGGTTCAGCCTTAACAAGTTATGTTCCCTACACAGGTGCAACTGCAAATGTTGATTTAGGTACATTTAATTTGACTGCTGATGTTATTACAGGTGCAACAGGTTCTTTTGCATCAAATGGTGGTAGTGATACATTTGCTATCAATCATTCAAGCGGTGCAGGGATTGCTTTGAATATTACTAAAGGTGGTAGTGGCGAAGGATTATACATAAACAAGACAAGTGGAAGCGGAAACGCAGCAACGATAATAGGTACATTAAACGCAACTACTTTAGTAAAAAGTGGAGGTACATCAAGTCAATTCTTAAAGGCTGATGGCACAGTTGATTCAAGCACATACGCTTTAGATTCAGCAGTAGTTCATAATACAGGCAATGAAACAGTTGGTGGTACAAAGACTTTCTCGGATGCTACTAAAAATAATGGTGGAATATTCTTGCAGAATGCTTCAAGTAACTCATTAGCAGGATATATGAATTTAGGTGGGTTAACCAATGGGGTTAAGTTCACAAGTGGTGGTGGTATTAGTAATTCATTTACTTTGCCATCTGCAACAGGATATACTTTTACTTTTCCTAATGCGACAGGAACGATAGCTTTAACAAGCGACATATCTTATCCTGTTACTTCGGTATTCGGTAGAACAGGAGCAGTGGTAGCAACAAGTGGAGATTATACAACTGCACAAGTTACTGAAAGTGGTAACCTTTACTTTACGGATTCAAGGGCAAGATTAGCTTTATCATTCGTTGCAGGTAGTGGTGCTTATAACTCAACAACAGGGGTAATAACAATCCCTACAAACAACAACCAAATTACTAATGGTTCTAACTATATTACTTTAGGTTCTTTAAGTGCAGGTACAGGAATAAGTTATAACAATACAACAGGTGTTATAACAAACTCTGCTCCTGACCAAGTGGTTGCTTTAACTGCAAGTACAGGAATTAGTGTAACAGGAACTTATCCAAACTTTACTATAACAAATACTTCACCTTCAAGTGGGGGAACAGTTACAAGCGTAGCTGCTTTAACAATAGGAACAAGTGGAACGGATTTAAGTTCAACAGTTGCAACAAGTACAACAACCCCTGTAATTACTTTAAATGTACCAACTGCGAGTGCAGCAAATAGAGGTGCATTATCAAGTGCGGATTGGACAACATTTAATGGCAAACAAGCGGCTTTAAGTGGCACGGGTTTTGTTAAGATTAGCGGAACAACTATTTCTTATGATAATTCAACTTACTTAACAACAAGTTCAGCGGCTTCAACATATCTACCATTAGCGGGAGGAACTTTAACAGGTGCTTTGGGTGGAACAAGTGCAAGTTTTTCAGGTAATATAAGTACAGCAACAGAATATAGGCTTAATAACTTTTCATTTAGTCGTGTTGCTATTTATGATGGTGGTGGTGGTTTTGCAGGTGGTTATAACTTTAACATTAATGGAGGTACTCCGCAACACGATTCAACAGGGGCATTATCTGCTTATTATTATCAAAGTGGTGGAGTTATTAGTTTTTATACAAATAGTAGTCAAGCAAGTGGTACGGCAGCAGCATTAAGAATGACCTTAAATTCTTCAGGCAATTTAGGATTAGGAGTTACACCGAGTGCGTGGAATACTATACAACCTGTTTTTCAAATTGGATATACGGCATTTAGTGCTTACTCAAATGTACAAGCTATTTATTCATCCAATGCGGTATATACAAGTGGTTGGAAGTATTTATCAAATACAAATGCAACTTATTATTCACAAAATGAAACGGCAGCAGGTGTTCACGCTTGGTTCAACGCTCCTTCAGGAACGGCAGGTAACGCTATAACCTTTACCCAAGCAATGACCTTAACGGCAGCAGGTAGATTACTAATAGGAACACCTACGGAAGCTACCTATATGCTAGATGTTAATGGTACAGGAAGGTTTAGTGGAACTTTAAATGTTACAAATTCCAGTGGTAATACTTTAGTTTTATCAAAAGGAACAGGAGCAGGAATACAATTTAATAAAACAAATGCAACTGCTCAATCTTGGCAATTAAACGGAGAAGGAAGTAAGTTTTATGTTTATGATGAAACGGCAGCAACTACGCCATTTCAAATTGCAGCCTCCACAGGAGCAGCTACATTCTCTAGTAGTGTAACGGCAGCTAATAGTATAACAGTTACTGCTTCTGCTAATACTATTGCTCCTCAATTTGTAATGAGCCAAACAGGTGGCAATACTTATTCTGCTATTGGTATTAATAGAGCAGATGGAACAGGTATAGCAGCAGGATTAGGTTCTGCATTAGTTTTGCGTAGTGGTGATGCAAGTGATTCTCCTATTCAATTCGCTACCGCTAACAATGTTAGAATGACTATATCTGCAACAGGCAATGTAGGTATAGGAACAAGTTCGCCTTTAGTAATAGCAGCAGGTTATACAACTTTAACTACTGATGGAACTTCAGGAAGTGCTATTATGTTAAGAGGTGGTGGAACAGGTTCTTTACAATTATTTGCAGATGGTACAAATGGATATGTTGATAATGGTTCTACTGGTGCAATAATATTTAGAACTACATCTTCCTTTACCGAAAGAATGCGTATTACAAGTGGAGGGAGAGTCGTTATAAACAATGCAAGTGGTAGTGATGGATATTTATATGTAAAAAATTTAGCAGCAAATGCATATAACTCAACAGCCTATAATGGAACTGGAGCTAATATAAGACTTGAAACAACAGGTGCTACTACAGGTATTACAACAGGTATAGCATTTGGTGTTGGTGGTGCTGCAGAGGCTTATATAGGTGCGGTTCAAAATTCATCAACTTATGCTGATATAGTTTTTCAAACTTATGCAGGTTCTTATGGAGAAAGAATGCGTATTACAAGTGGGGGGGATGTAGAGATAGCATCAGGCTCAATAAAGACAGGAACACCAAGTGGCGGAACTGCAAAGCCTTGGAAATTAGGGCAAGATACAAGCACCTTATATTCTGCAACAAGAACAATACAAGTAGAAATAGATGGTGGTACTTATTATTTACTAGCAGTAAAATCAACAGATTTATAATAAAATAAAATAAAATGAAAACAATTGAACCTGTGGTATTCCCACTAAATTTAGGAACTGCAATAATCTTAAACGCTAATTGCATTAGTGATAATTTAAGCACTTCAGCTACCTTTTACTATGCACTTTTAAGTGATACTATGACACAACTTTCTCAAGGCAACTTAACAATGACAGGACAAGATTATGCTGATTGGCAAACAAATCAATATGCTTATGATTGGATTGCAACTCAAATTGATGTTACAATCATAGGGGATTATGTTCCACCTGTGCCTGAACCAATAGTTCCTGAAGTAGTTGCTGAAGTAACCGAATAGTACTAATTTTGGCAAAACCAATATTATGACACCAAAAGAAAAGGCATTTGAATTAATAGAGTTATTTACATTTAATTGTAGGGAGTGTGATAATTCTAAAATATCAGCATTAATAGCGGTAGATGAGATAATTAAAACTAATCCATATAAGGCTCGTAATTATTGGCAAGAAGTAAAACAAGAGATAGAAAACCTATAACAATTAACATATGTCAGCAATACCTTTAATAATAATTTTTATAATAGCAATATTAATAGGATTAAAAACTGATGATGAAAAAAGAAAAAAATGGTAATAAAGAAAACCTATAACAATTAACTATATTTGTAAAAAAATCAATCAAATGAAATATCAACAACTCAACCAATTAATCTACAACTTAAATCAAGTAGTTGGTCAAGAAACAAAAACGGCTAAAAAACTCTACAAAATTTATGAAAAGGTTAAACCCCATCACGAAGATTATCAAGCTAAAGTTGAAGAATTAAGATTAGACAATGCTCAAGTAGATGACAAAGATTGTTTAGTGCTTAATGAAAAAGGTGAATATCGCTTTACTAAAGAAGCTATTAAGAAATTAACCGAACAAGTTAAAGAATTAAGCAACAAGGAGTTTGACTTTACACCGATTCCTGTGGTAAATCCACAAGGTTTAGAGCATTTTACATTCCTTGAAGATTGGGTTACAGGTATCACATTTATTAAAGAAGAAGAAGAAGAATTGTAATGAACACAACTTTATTTATTATTGGTCAAGCCATCATTATCATTGCTGGTTTAATCGGAATTTATGTTAAGATAAGTCTTAAATTAAAAGAATTAGAAATCCGTGTAAGTATGGTTGAAAAGCAAGATGACCAAATCTATAAAAAGCTAGACCATATCCTTGACCAAATAAATAAACTTTCTATTGCATTACAAAACAAACAAGACCGATGAGGGATATAATAACTGCCATATTGATAATAGCGGTTTTAGTGTTG